TGATGAAGCGTTGGTCCGTAATGGTCGTTTCTAAGAAACTTAGAAACCAATCCTGGAGAAACTATGGAGTAATCTATATTATTCCATGAGTTTCTTGAGACGAATTCCGTGAACATTCCAAAAGAAGTTTTGAACTTACTTTTGGTTAGGTTAATTGGGACACCTATAGATTCATACCTTTGATGCATAAGCATCTTTGGATCTTGAATCACTAGGTCATCACCTACCTTCATAAAGTACGGTGTATGATTATATTCAGGGTAAAGTTCTCCTAGGGAGAATTCCAGGAATATAAGGTCAGTGAGTTGCGCAATAGCGAAACTCCCTTTCGTACCCATCCCTTGGCCCTTTCCATAATATATGGGTGGGGTCAACGGTTTTACGAACCATGGACAATCTACTACAAGTGTCTTCCAGGCACTTGACAGTTTTTGTCCAAACAGAGCTTTCATTACAATAAATTGTAGCGAAGCTGGTAGATTATCAGTCCAACTAGTAGCATCTAATGATACTAATTGAGATTGAATCTCCCTTGATTGAGAAGTTATATCTTCCCATCCCGAGCTGTGTGAGTAGAAACAACAATTGTCCTTAAATAAGTCCATTGTTGTCTTTATCACGACCTGTTCAACCGGACTAAATATACACTGGGTCCAGAAATCGCAAATAGCGATTATCCGGCTCTTATTGCCTTTATCTGGTATACTGGCTAATTTCCTTAATAGGATTTTATCTAGTTTACCTGAATATTCATCAGCCCTCTGGTTGAAGAATTCAAGGAATGCGTTATTATTCGTAATAAAACACATTTCCTTGAAGGCATCGTATATTTTATCGTTACTCTTCAGAAGACTTGCTTCAGCCTGAGCCGTTTCGAGCTTAGGCTTCCCATTAGGACCATTACTGGGCCCAAGGAATAAATCGAACGACATGTCCGTGAGAGTAATACTCTCACGTACTTTGGATAGGCGTTTTTGGGCATATTGCTCAAAGCGACCTACCATTTCTGGTTGTAA